GGCAGGTTTGAGCCCAAGCGCACTTCCTGGTCTGGTAATGATTCGGTCGACCTGCTTCGCATCCGCAGGGCCGTCCTCCTCTTCAGATGACTCCGACTCTTCTTCCTCCTCCGGATACTTCGAGTCTTCGTCCTTCACGGGTTTGATCGGTTTTCCTTCCGTTTTCCTTTCCAACTTCGCAGTTTCCACCTGTAGCAACCGCTCAAGTTGCTTCATGCGGCCAGCCATGGCGTGCATCTCGCCAAGTACCTTACGCGCACCGACGCTTGGCAACGTCATCGGGTACGTCCAGAACTGCATAGACGTCACAGTTCCGGGCGAGGCTGTGAAATTGCACACCAGCGACATAGCCACGCCAGGCGTGATCTGGGTGAAAAGGTACGTGAATCCGCCATTGAGGCTGCCTGTCTGCGCGACGAAGTCTTCATGGTACTGATTTCCATTCGGATCGCTCAAGACAGCAGCAGTCGATGAGGCATGCGCCAAAGTCACATTTCCGGCCGTGGTTGAAAATTGCACAACAAGTGCTGCTCCTGGCCAAGTGGCCGGCCAAGTGATTGTAGTTCCTGCACCAGCTGTGTAAGTGATTGTCAAAGTGTCAGTTCCGAATTGCATGTCGGTGACAGCACCGTGAAAGCAGTCATATTGAGTGATGCTTCCAAGGACAGCAGTGGGAACATAGTAGACAATTGGAGTGATCGGGGTGAGCGCTTGTTGGTCATCGACGGCGGACCAAAAGGCCACCTCATAATCCATCCAGATCTGGGCGACCGTTGTCCCACTGAGTGACGCACCCGACTCCGACACAGCGGCGACTTCGACCATCATATACACCACGGACTGGATGCACGAACGAGGGTCGTTGCCGGCATATTGATTGACAGCGAAGCCACCATCAGCTGTTGCTGCGACGGCGGCCTTGCAGTCCAGTTTGAATACGGTTTCGCGGTCAAACCAGCGGCCGTTCTTCTTGCGCGCACGGGCCGTCATCGAGCGATAGCCTTGAATGCCAGTTGGCGGCGGGTCGCTGATGTCAAGCTCTTGAGCGATGATGAAACTGCCTTTGGTCGTGGTGCCTTCAGTCCCTTCAACACGGATATTGCACTTGACAAATCGGTAGCGCTCCCAGTAGGGCACTTCCTTTTGAATCTTAGCAATTCCCATGTTCGGGGAAATCGGCAGATTGAGCAGCAACGTGCCTTGAGCCGAATTCGCACCGGCCAGCACGTTGCCGTTCTTCGTATCAAATTTGACCGCGCCCAGCCACTCACTTCCTTTGACGTGACCGCGGTACATGTTCGACTTCATGCTGCTTTTCGTCGACATGTTTTTCAGCACAGACATGCCACGCGAGACATTGGACGAGCGTTTGCCTTTTTGGCTCGGTCCCTTGCCGCGCGCAGCCCGGGCAGTACTCTTCCGACCGCCCTTCGAGGATTTCTTGGATTTGCGCGAAGATTTCTTCGATTTCTTCGAGCGCTTGCCTTTGTTCGATTTGCGAGATTTCGGAGGCATTTGTGCGAGGATGTGTTCGTGAAATTTCTTCCGTTGCTTGTCTTGCTCGACTTGCTCAAGTAGTTGTTTCAGACGCTTCTTCGCACGCTTGTGACTTGGTTTGACGCCCGAGATGTGATCGATTGCCGATTCAAACTTCCCGAGCAAGTACTTTCCTGCTTTGGTTGATCCAACAGATTTTGCCGCACGTTCGATATGCGGTACGATGTGTTCAGTAGCTGTCTCAAATGCTTCACCGACTTGTTTGCCGATGGAATTTTTGACTGCTTTGGAGATCGTTTTTGCAAATTGTGGTTCAATAGATTGTTCGACTGGAAACTTGTCCAGCTGAGAGCTGACTGGACTTACCGAGGCTTCGAAGCCAGTGTACAACTTTGCGAGAGTGTAATCGTCGTGCACCGCCTTCTTGGCCTGCTCCCACGGCGTTCGCCTGTCGAGCGAATCAAGATCCTTGTATTTTTGCAGGTGGTACTGGATGCAATTCCGCACCATTCGGCGGATTTCTGGATTGCCCCAGGCGGCGACAAGAATGCCTGCCAGGCGCAGCAACATACCGTGTGGCGTGTTGCGCCCAGTCAAGGGGTTGTCTGACCCGCCCTGAACAATTGAAGAAGTCACTCGCTGCGGGTCAAGCGAGTGGAACATCATGTTCCAATCCTCATTGTACAGGAATTTCATGGCCAAAAACTGCAACTCCACCACGGGACGGTAGAGAGGAGTAGGCCCTTCGATGATTACGCCAAGTTCGTGCCAGAGCACGCAGGCAACCTGCGAAAAGGAAAAGAGTTCCTGGTGATCGTCGTCAGGGACGACAACGCCATCATCGCTGAGATGCACCAAGCGAATGTGGCGCTCAAAGTCTTCAAGCAAATTCCACGGTTCAGACCTCGGGTTTTTGAGGCGATCATACGCGTAGAGATAGTTGAAGTCAACTTTCAAGTCATTGTCTTCCGTAGTCAGGTGTTGTCCGCTAGTGTTTCCACCGCGGCCGTCGGTCCCTTTCAAAAAGACTGTGCCGTCAGGCATGATCATTGGTCCAGTGTAGATACCGTCGCGCAAATTCCGCATGCGCACCCAGTTCTCATAGGTCCGATCCTCCTCACGGAGGCAGTGAAAGTTGATGGTAAGTAGTTCGATGGAGTCACGGGTTTGAATCGTTGAGTCCTGTGCTTTGACATCAGATTCGTAACCCTGCGTGAAACCTTGGTCCGGATCGCAGAGATAGTTGAACAAAATCTGCGTTCCTCCACCGAACGGATTGTGTCCGAGAGCAGTCCCAGCTCGGAGACCAGCACGCGCTCGCTTCTGCATGCGGTCCTCGTGGAGCATTTTGCTCATCATGACATGTGGTGTTGAAACAGGCGTGATAACGCGGACTTGGTTAGCGTCAACCTTCTCGTGTTTTCGAGTCTCCTTCTTCAGCAGCACCAAGTTGAAGGGAACGAATTTTCCCGCTGGTAAATCCTCATCGTAGAGCTTCTTCAAATGCTCCACGTTTGGGTACGAGTCAGCATACGCGGCGATAATTTTCACCACGTCGCGACCAGGCAAGGAGCAAGGGCTGTTGTTTTCAGAACTGAAGTAAGCATCAAGCTCCTCCAGTCCATCATATTCCAGCCACTCACGCTTGCTAGACCAGCGAACACATTCAGGCCAACCATTGGTTTTTGACCAGTCCACGGTGTTCTTGATTTCGTCAAAAGTCATGACACGAGAGTTGCCGCAGTAGCGAATTGTCTTCACCGCCACGGCAGCCCAAGCACGGTGCCACGATCGATCATTCACACGCGGGTTCACAGGCGCACAGAACTTGAGTGCGCTGAGGTAAGCACTTTCCTCATTCGATTTGTTCATCCGCATGGTTGGAGGGTATTTGTCGAGATAGCCTTGCGACCGCATAAAATCCGCGATCTCATGGTCAGGATGTTCCTTCAGCACAGTTTCACGGTACGCAACTTTGCCGAGACACGGGAACTTCTCGATCATAGCGCGGCGGGCTGGAGTATCTATGCCCGCTTGCGCGCGTTCTCCGATTTCTGTTTTGACGACGCCCCAGACCCAGTCGGGTTGGTTTGCAAGGTAGGGGCGGAGAGATTTTTTGCCTGCGACGCTTTGTTGTGCTCAGACATGTTCACGATTGCGAACGAAGCAACTTGTCCGTCTTTGAACACACCACGGCCCGGCGAGCTCATGTGGTAGCCGATCACGCGTCCTTTGTCATTAAAGACTGGCGCGCCAGAAAAGCTGTCCCATGTATTTGGCTTGTACGTCATGCACTCACGAATAGTAAGCATCTTGACGTCCTTGCCTTCGCCCGCACAAATGGCATGGTCTTGGACACG